TCACCCAGGACGACCCGATCCCGACTCCGTTTGCGGTCTATCGCCGCGTCGCTGTTCCTGGCTTTAAGGCCGACGATAAGGTGTACGCGCGGGACGACAGCGAGGACGTTGAGTTTTACGCCGATGATCCGGACACAATGGACGCGATCATGGAGACCTTTGAGTCTCAGGCTGACGCAGCCGGTCTTGTCTATGACAAAACGGCGGACACCGTTTACATCGAGGATGAGGACTTCTACGAATCGCTTTATGAATTTTAGAGGAGGTAAAGGAAATGTCTGATAAGACAACTAACAAAGTCACGTTTGGCCTGTCTAACGTGCACATCTGGCCGATCACCTCGACCGATGACACCGGCAAGCCGACCTATGGCACGGTTTTCGCTCAGCCCGGCGCGACAGAAATGAGTTTCAACGCTGAGGGCTCCAGTGATCCGTTTTATGCCGATGACGGCATTTATTACAGACCGGTCAGCAATACCGGCTACTCCGGAAAGCTGACCGTCGCGGATCTGGTTTCCGCATTCCGGACTCAGATCCTCAAGGAAATCGTCGACAAGAACGGCGCGATCTTTGAGAACGCCGACGTTCAGCCGGCCGAGTTTGCCCTGGCCTTTGAGATCAAAGGAGACGCCAAAAAGCGCCGTTTCCTGTTCTACCGGTGCCTGGCAACCCGCCCGAGCATTTCGTCCAAGACTAAGGAGGACAAGATCGATCCGAATACCTCGGAGCTCGATTTTTCCGCGAGCCCTCGTCTCGACACCGGCTACGTGAAGGCAACCGCGGAGGAAGGCGACACCGCATACAGTAACTGGTACGGGGAGGCGCCATATGAGTACGTCGACCTTAACGCGGCAACGTCGTAACCGGCGCCCGGAATAACATAAAGGGATAAGCGACTCGGCTTGCTATGCCTGAGCCGCTTATTTTTTGTATTTTCGGAGGTAAACAATGCTGAAAACTCTCCAGTTCGGCGACAAGTCGGTCACGTTTTCGACCTCGTTCGCCTGGACACTAATCTATAAATCACAGTTCGGCCGCGACGCGCTGCCGATCCTCATTCCGATCATCCGCGAGACAGCAAATACAAAGAAAAAGCCCGACGAGAGCGAGCTTGCGATGACTTTCCTCGAGCGCCTGGGTTTCTCTGGCGTCGTCGAGATCGCATGGTCTTCTGCTCGTCTCGTGGATTCCTCGATTCCGGATCCTCTGACGTGGGTTGCGTCGTTCGGCGACGACTTTGAGCCGCTCGACGTCATTTCTGACCTTTTCCCGGATCTGATTTTGTCATGCTTTGCCTCAAAAAAATCGAAAGCCCCGATTCCGACGGCCAAGAAGGCGACGACGACCAAGAAGTAACAACGGATCGGATCCTCGCGGCGGGACTCATGCGCGGGCTCACACGAGCCGACGCCGACGTCATGACGATCGGCGGGTGGGTCGACTACATCATCGAGTGGAATCAGATGACCGAGGAAGCCCGAAAAGCGGAAAGCTCGCCCGAATCTGGAAACGGGGCGAAAATCCGGACAAGGAAAGCAACACAGGCCGACATTGATCGGTTCGCCGCATTTTAAGGGAGGAGGAAAGAGACATGGCCGGTGGAAATATTAAAGGCATAACGATCGAGATCGGCGGCGACACTACCAAGCTCTCGTCCGCCCTATCGCAAGCCGACAAGGCCTTAAAGAACACACAGAAACAGCTCAGCGAGGTCGAGCGGTCTCTGAAATTTGACCCGGGCAATACGGATCTGTTAAAGGACAAGCAGGTCCTCCTCGCTGACAAGATCGGCGAGACAAAAAACAAGCTTGAGGCGCTGCAAAAGGCTCAGAAAGAGCTCGACGCCGAGGGTGTCGATAAGAACTCGGAAGAATATAAAGAACTCCAGGTCCAGATCGACACAACAAAGAGCAAGCTCGACGGGCTCAACGACGAAATGAAAGAGTTCGGGAGCGCCGGCGCTCAGGCGCTCCAAGCAGCAGGCGAAAAGATCAAAGGTGTCGGTGACAAGGTCAGCGACGTCGGCGCAAAGATCACCGCAGGCGTAACCGGACCGATCGTTGCGGTCGGTACCGCCGCGGGCGCGGCCTGGACTGAGGTCGGCGCGGCGATGGATACCATCGTAACCAAGACCGGCGCAAGCGGCGACGCTCTGGCAGATATGCAGCAGCGGGCGCAGAACATCGCGACGACAATACCGACCGATTTCCAGGCAGCCGGCGACGCGGTCGGCGAGGTAAACACGCGGTTCGGTGCTACCGGCGATCAGCTCGAGCAGCTGAGCACCCAGTTCATCGAGTTCGCAACAATCAACAATCAGGACGTCTCCGGTTCTATTGACACCGTCCAGGCGGCGATGGCTGCCTATGGTCTGAGCGCCGATCAGGCCGGGCTCATGCTCGACACCTTGAACAAGGCCGGACAGGACACCGGCGTCGATGTCTTAAAGCTCGCGAGCGACATGACAACGAACAGCGAGGCCTTGCAAGAAATGGGCTTCAATGCCTCAGACTCTGCAATGTTCCTGGCTAACCTGGACAAGTCCGGCGTCGACTCAAGCGTTGCGCTCACCGGTCTCAAGGCCGCGTTGAAAAATGCCGCGGCTGATGGCAAGACGACCGGCGAGGCAATGCAGGAGCTCAACGACAAGCTTAAAGGTGCAAAGAGTAAGACCGAGGCTATGCAGGCGGCGACCGAGGTTTTCGGCGCAAAGGCGGGCCCGGTACTCGGTGCTGCCTTGTATGAGGGCAAGATCAATCTCGACGCCCTCGGGACATCGATGAGTGATTTCGCGGGCAACACAGCCGACGCCTTCAACGCGACTCTCGATCCCGCCGATCAGTTTACCGTCGCGTTTAACAACCTCAAGGCCGTCGGCGCTCAGCTTTTTACTACGCTTCAGACGATGGTCGCGCCGGTCTTAGACTCAATCGTCCAAAAGCTCAAGGACCTCACTGCCCGGTTCCAGCAGATGACCCCGGAACAGCAGCAGATGATCATCAAGATCGCCGCGATCGCGGCAGCGATCGGGCCGGTAGTTGTCGCCGTTGGCAAGGTAATTACGGCTGTCGGGGCGATTACTGACGGCGTTGGTAAGCTCTCCGGGGCGCTCTCCGGAGCGACCGGAGCGACAGGGGCATTGAGCGGGTCGATGATCGCCGCGGCGGCGCCGATCCTTGCGATCGTTGCCGTCGTTGCGGTTCTCGTGGCCGCGTTCAAGCACCTATGGGACACAAACGAGGGTTTCCGGAATGCGATGACCGCGATCTGGACACAGATCAAGGGCATTTTTACCGGTTTCGTCGATGAAGTGAAGGAGCGGTTCGCCTCTCTCGGGATCAGCATGACCGACATCACGAACACGCTGAGTGCGATCTGGAACGGTTTCTGCAATCTCCTCGCGCCGGTTTTTGAGGGCGCGTTCCAGCAGATCGCGAACGTATTCCAAGCCGTGACCGATGTCATCGTCGGGATCCTCGACATCTTTATCGGCATCTTTACCGGAAACTGGGATCAGGCATGGCAAGGCGTCCAGGAGGTTTTCGGCGCGATCTGGGATTTCATCAAGAACACGTTCCAGAACGTGCTCAACATCATGGAGGGCATCCTCAACACGGTCTGCGGGTGGTTCGGCACTACATGGAGCGAGACCTGGAATAATATCAAGAACGTCATCGTCACCGTCCTAACGGCGATTCAAAGCTTTTTTGTCACGATCTGGAATGCGATCGTCGCCGTTGTCACTACGGTCTGGAATGCAATCAAGAACGCGATCACAGTGACAATCAACGCGATCGCGACGGTCATCACAACCGTCTGGAATACGATCAAGACAGTGACCTCGACCGTCTGGAATGCGATCGTCGCGGTCATCACTACGGTCTGGAATGGTATCAAGAACGCGGTCACGACCGCGATCAATGCTGTCAAGCTCGTTGTCACAACGGTCTGGAATGGGATCAAGACAGTGACCTCGACCGTCTGGAATGGGATCAAGACAGCCGTGTCGACCGTTGTCAACGGTATCCGGAGTACAGTTTCATCGGTATTTAACGGAGTCAAAAACACAGTTACGACTGTCTGGAACGGAATTAAGAGCGCGATCATTACGCCGATTGAGTCCGCCCGCGACAAGGTGAAGGGAGCGATTGACAAAATGAAAGGCTTCTTCCACTTTGATTGGAAGCTTCCGGACATCAAGCTCCCGCATTTTTCGATCGAGGGCAAGTTCTCGCTCAATCCGCCGAGTGTTCCGCACTTTGCGGTCGACTGGTATGACCGCGGCGGCATTTTCTCATCTCCGACCGTCATCGGTGTCGGCGAGAAAAGGCCTGAGTTTGTCGGTGCGCTTGACGATCTCCGCGCAATCGTTCGGGAAGAGTCTGCCGGCGCAAGCTCGGCGGCTCTGAATCAGATCGTCGAATTGCTTACCCAGATCGCGGGCAACCCGCACGGCATAACCGTCAATCAGACGATCAACGCCGAGGACACGAGCTACGTCGGGCAGCAGAAACAGGCCGCTAAGGAACTCGGCCGGATTGCGAGGGCGCTGACATGAAAACACAGGAAATATTAACCTACACAAACACAAAGGGCGAGTCGATCACGTTCGGGGTCGGCTCCAAATATCACGTCAATGTCTCGAAGGACGTGACGGGGCTCAGCGACCTCGACGACACGATTTACTCGACGTCCTCGATGGGACAGCACGGCGACACCTACACGGGCGTCCGGATCGAGCCGAGGCCGATCAAGATCAAGGGCAAGATCACTGAGCGCGATAAATCAGCACAGATCGATCTGAGACAGAACGCGCTCAAGATCTTAAACCCGGAGCTTGCGGGGCCTCCCCGATACTACTACGGCAGCTTTGCCCGTAAGATCGGGGCGA